CATAGCATTGCAAGCAGCGTTAAGCGGACAACAGCAAAAACATTTCGACATATTTACGCCAAACCTCAAAGGTATATCTCCTGATGCTCTGGAAGACTACGAAAACGCAGACGATAAGGGCAAAAAACACTTACTCGAACAGTGGGGAAGATTACCAAAAGTAGTAGGCAGGCAAGGGGATTTAACTGTAGTGAGAAAAAATGGAAAGAGGGTATATGTGTGAGCGTGAAAGAAAAGTACACTAAGGCAATCAAAAAGAGAATCTATAATTACGTAATTTCTAATTATAAAAAGATTGCCATTGATAAATTTATACTCGGTGAAATGAATTATACTTTCAAATGTCATTATAATGCAGTACAAAAAGTCAAAGAAGGTAAAGCCACCAAAGTGTATGCATGTATTGCCATTGATAAAGGCGATTGGAAATCAATAATTATCCATTTTATCAATCAACTAGAGGACGGTACTTATCAGGATAATACTTGGGGATGGTTGTACAACTCATATGACTATTATTTAATCAAGGAAGTGGATAAATCAGAGCAAGATGATATTTGGGAACTTCTTGCCAGTATTAGAAAAACCCTTGTTGAAAGCAATTCAAATAATTTATTATATAAACTTTTAAGAATTGACAAAGACCTCATATAAGGAAGGTGATTAAATGTTATGTCCACTCTGCAACAACTTACTCCGTATAACAAAATCCTACAAAAAGGCATTTTCTGATACCGATACCACAATAAAGCTTGTCACATATCAAGAATTCACTTGTATGAACAATAAAAGCATGGAAAACGGTGGGGAACCATGCCCGAACTGCGGAAGGTTGATAGACACGGTGGAACATGCGGAGACAATAGAGAAAGGGGAATTAGCATGATGCTTGAAAAAGTTAAAGTCAAACATGATGGTGATGAAAATTGTCCGCATGAATGGGTTAAAGAAGAGGTCAAAGACCCAAACGGAGACATATTACGAATATGTAAACTGTGTGGGCGAGTTGAAAAGGTAAGGTATGTAAGCGAATTTGGAGAAATATACAGAAAGTTTCACAGAGAGTAAGACCGAAAGGTCTTTTTTATTGGAAGGAGTTGGATAAAGCGAAAGAGTTAACTGAAATTATTAAGCATTTGAAAGAATGGGAAATAAACGACAAAGAACGAATGACTTTAGAAATGACACCAGAATGTAGAGATACAATAGTTGACATTCTTGAAAAAATAAACAAGGAATTATAGGTCTTTTTTATTGCCCGAAAGAAGGTGACATATCGTGATTAAAATAGATTTTTATAACAACGGCTTAACAATAAACGGACATGCGGAATCTGAAATATGTGTTCAAGTATCTATGTTTTCGTGGTTCCTGCAAGCCATAGTATGGGAAGTTGATAACACAAGCGATTATTATGCCAGTTCCGTAGATAATAAAGAAAATCCCAACGAAGGCAGAACCGAATTCAGATTTGATAAAAGTAACGAAAAAGCACTATGGACATATGAAATGTTCAGAGAGTCAATGAAGTATTATCGAAATCACAAAGTTAAGGATAAAGAGTGGAACGAAACCGACGTTGTTGTAAATTTCATTGATGCAGAATTAGAAAGCAGTTAATGCCTTTCAGGAGGTGATTACATGGGACTATTTGCAAAGCTCAAAAAGGGAGTAGGTGGTATAGTGGCAAAAGTAAAGGACGCACAGGAGCAGGCGAAACAGGACGATGCAGAACAGGCTAAATTGTTGGAGATACAGCAGGAATTCACTTCCGCACTGTCCAAATGTGACAACTTATATGATGATCGCGAAATGCTTTATCTCGGAACCCGTGAAGTTGACAAGAACGTCAACAAAGCTAAGTCACCAACCAAGAAAGCCAACAACGTTTATAATATCCTGTATGAATTCGTTGAGACAGTGGTTGACCCTGCTATTCTTCAACCAGCGGTTAGGTCAAAGCGCCAGGGGTTTGAGAACCAAGCCAAGATTATAGAAGATTCACTGAAAAGCGACCTGATGGAGTCCGATATTCTGAGGATAAATGACGAAAACGAGCGCACTACACCTATTCAGGGATTCAGCATAATCACAGTAGTATGGAATCCTGATTTTAAACATCACCTTTATAGGGGCGAATTGGAACTTGACAACCGACATCCCAAGTGTTTTGTACCACAACCAGGAGTGTTTAACGTCCAGAAGATGGATAAGTACTGGATAATGTCCTCTGAAACCAAAGAATATGTCAAACGAAGGTACAAAATAGACGTTTCAGACGAAGAAGAACAGTATCCGGAGATAAATTCAATCGCCAGTGATTCCAATGTCAGCGGCCAGAGCGCACAACTGAACTCCAAGACCGCAAGTACGCGAAGTGACAGCACTTCAACCGACAAAGTCACTATCATAACCAAGTGGTACAAGGATGAGGACGGAGATATAGGAAAGTACACTTGGTGCAACGATATAAAACTTGAAGATATGCCTAAATATTTCGCCAGACGTGATGATAAAGGTAACATTATTGAATACGAAACCTTAACAGCCGACATAACCCGTGCTGATGGCTCAATAATACCGGCAATGTCACCTAAACTTGATGAAATGGGTAATCCGGTCATGGAACCCGTGATGGATATGATGGGTAATCCCGCGCTAGATCAGATGGGTATGCCAATGCAGCAGCCGGTCATGGAACCGACAAGGATTCCTTATTTCACGCCAAGGCTATTTCCTGTTATCATCAGAAGGAACGTACCGGTAGCTTTCCAATTTGGGGGACAGTCGGATATAGACGTAGTAAGAGACCAAGCAGACGCTATCAAGAAGGTTGTAACCAAGATAGAGCAAAAGGTTCTGGATGGCACGGCCTTAGTAAAACTTCCTACTAATCCAGCCGTGAAGATAACGGACGAGATTTACAAGGTTATCCGCGGTGATGCTGCAGACTTGGCACAAGTGGGAATAGAGAATATTCAAGCTGATATTTCAAAAGACATTGAATTTGCCAGAGAAATGTATAGGATGGCACAATCTACTTTAGGTATAACAGATTCATTTCAAGGTAAACCCGATGCCACTGCTCAAAGCGGATACGCCAAGAGACTGCAGATTAATCAAGCCTCTGGCAGGATGCAGTCCAAGGCCTTCAATAAGAATAAGGCATACAAAGAGTTGTTTGAAATAATGTTTGAATTCAAATTAGCTTTTTATGACGAAATAAGACCCTTCCTTGCAAAAGACCAGAACGGCAATGACACCTATGGCGAGTTTAGCAAGTACGATTACCTCATGCAAGACGCGGCGGGGGAGTGGTTTTATAATACGGATTTCCTATTTAGCGCAGATAATGGCGATAGTTTATTTCGTGACAAAATGTGGATAATGGAGGACGCAAAAGCCGACTTCACAAGCAAGGCCACTGACAAAGTCCAATACTGGACCATTAAGGAAAGATTGGGCTACCCTGGAGCTGCGGAGATAAAGAAACAAGCACAGGAAGAAAAAGCTATGATGATGCAGCAACAAGCAGTAATGAACCAAATACAGCAACGGACAGCTATGTTAGGAGGTGTGGCAAATGCCAATACAATGCAGAATGGTAAGTAAAGAAGAAATGGAACATCTGGAATATGCAAAACCTGGCGATATGTGGTTTGCTCCGTGGATGGTAGATGTTTTTAAAACGCCAGAAAAATTAAAGGAATCTACTTTTGTTTCACCTGAATATATCAGAGATTGGTACGGCAAACGTCCGCCTATTGTTGTCATATTACCCAATGGTGACAGGTTTATGGTGGATAAATGCTGTTATCAAAAAGAAAACGGGTGGACAGTCACGGGAGAAGCTCCAAATATTACATTGAGTCCATCCATCAACTGCATTCGGGAAAACCGGGCAGAAGGTTATCACGGATGGCTTAAAAATGGTATTTTGTCAGATGATTTAGAAGGAAGAACATACAAGTAGGGTGGTGGTAATAATGCCCCGCAAAACAAACAAGGGAATGTCTAAGGAATTTGCCAAGGCAAAACCTTTGAGGAAAAAGAAACCAAAATAGAAAGGAAGTGATATTATGTCAGGTTATTCGAAAAAACCCAATGAAAAGATTCCCGCCGAATCAATCAAGAGAGACAGCCCGAAAGTGGAAGTTAAAACCGGAAAAGACCTCAGATCACCTAAGTAAGACCGCCGAACAAGGCGGTTTTTCTTTATTCAAAATTCGCACGTAACAGCGTAAAAATACAAAAAATGGAGGATATTGTATGCTTAATATATTTAAAATGCCGTTTATGGATGTCGTAGACGGTGGAGGCGCAAAAGTTGAGGAACCCGCCACACCTCAGGAACCAGTAAAAGAATCTGTCAAGGAACTTACAAAGGAACCTATTGCGGATCCTTTAAATCCAGCACCAAGCGTAAAAGAACCGGAACTCGCTGAACCGGCACGTGATTTGGATAAGGACAGGATAGCAGCTTCTGCTAGGCGCGAAGCTGAGAATCAAGCAAAGGCCCTAAAATCCCGCCAGGACAATTTTGCCAAGCAGTACGGTTATAACACCTTTGAAGAGTTAGAACACGCTCAACAGGTTCAGGCGTATGTAGATAAGGGTGTAGACCCTGTCATTGCTGAAATGAAAATTAAGCAGGATAAGCTTGAACAGCAGATTGCTTTACAGGGGCATGAGTCAAGGATTGCAAAGGAAAAAATTGCTCTTCAAAATGCCAAGTTCTTTAAGGAATGTGAACCTGAGGTTGACAGGCTTTTATCTTCAGACCCTTCTTTATCCGTAGACTTTGTTTTTAAACATGTTCGAGGGGAAAAGATGGATGAACTTTTAGAGAAGGAAACCAAGGCAGCGGCGCAAAGACAACTGAACAACATCAACAGTAAATCACATATCAAACCGGATGGCGGCGGAATCGACCTTGACAACATCAAAATTGACGAGGAAGAATTTGAAATCGCCAAGTCCTTAAACAAACGGCTCACTCGGGATGAGTGGGTGAAATTCAAAAAATCGCAGAGGAGTTGATATTATGAGCTTTAAATTAATCAAATGCGGCGGTGAGTCCGTACCCATAGTACACGGTAAGCTTATGACTGACGCAGAAGGTTGTACTATTTATGAAGCACTTACCGAGTCTTCGGGAAGATTGACAAAATGTGCGGCAACAAGCACACCGGAGTATATTGCAATGGCAACTGTTGCTGCTGCGGCAACAAGCGTAGAAGAAGTACCTTTAATAAGGGTAAGTGAAAATATGCAGTTTGAAGTTATGTCTATGGCTACGGTAGCAACAACCGTGATAGGCAACAAAGTTACGTTACACACCGATGGACTGACGATTACCGCCACCACTTCAAGCGGCGTATTCTACGTTGATGAGACAGACGGAGTGACTACTACATCAAAAGTGCGCGGAAAATTCAGGAGATAAGAAGCACCTTCAAGGTGCTATTTTTATGACGAAAAAGGAGTTGATATTATGATTTTTAGTAAAGGTTCAGGAGTAGCAGATTCCATATATGGCAAATGTCAGGATCCTATCTTAAAAATGATAACCGATGCTGAGATATTTGCAGAGAAAGATTCACAGATCAAAAACATATTCAACGTCATACCGCTTTCGACCTATGGTGCGAGATTTGGGTATATGACAACGCAGGATGATTTTGAGGATGTTGGTGAAGGTGGAGAATATCCGGAGTCTTCAAATGTCGAAGGTTTTCAAAAGTTTTTGGAAGCTTACACATGGAAGTCCATGAGGAAAGTCACCGAAGAATCAATAGACGATTCCAAAGCTATAGGTATGGTTAATATTCAAAAAACCTTTTCCGACTTTGTCCCTTCGTACTACAGGACAAGGGAGAAATACGGCGCAGGTATACTCAATGCTTCAAACGCAACCGCAATGACATTCAAAGGAAAAACCTACAACATAGCTTGCGCAGATACGCTTGCTTTATTCTCCACGGCTCACACAGTAGCACCGGGAGCAAGAGGCACGGCTAACCAGTCCAATTACTTCGATGCAACATTCTCCTATGACAATCTCTGTAGGGTGGAAGAACTTGGACAGAAATTAAAAGATGATGATGGAGAATTCGCTGACATCCAGTATGACACTATCGTTATACCCAACAATGCCAGGATAAAGAAACTTGTTGCGGATGCAATTTGGGCTAAGAAAGATGGAGCAGCCAACTCAGCCGATACCGGATATAACTATCAGGCAGGAAGATGGAACGTAGTCACCTGGAATTACCTAACCAATTTCTCAGGAATTACAGCAGGAACAGATATTTGGTTCTTGATGGATTCACGTAGGAATGAGATTGATGGATTGACATGGTGCGATAGAAAACCTTTGAGGGTTAAGTCCTTCATCGACGAGTATACCGACAACAACATATGGGCAGGGCGCGGAAGGTTCGTAGCTGGGCCTGTGAATTGGAGAAGTTGGGCATGTTGCGCTCCTGGACTTGGAAGTTCAATAGCTTAAACAACTGGGGACTACGGTCCCCTTCACTTTTGAAAGGAGTGATGTTAAATGTATACACATAACACAGGATTTTCAGCAAAATCACTTGGTTTTGCGGTAGGAGCAAGAGGTTCAGAAGTACCTATAATCGACAAATACGGCAATTGGCTCAACATGACAAATCAGGACGGAATAAATTATTATGTTGATGTAAACGCCGGAATTGACACCAATGATGGTTTAAGTTGGGGTACAGCTTTCAAGACGTACGCCAAAGCAGTAACTGCCAGTAACGCGACTATAGTTGCAAGTACCAAAGGCACCGGCAGAGGTTGGGCAGCAAGAAACACCATCTTTTATAAAGGTGACAATAAAGAGGCAGATGCAGAAACAATCATAACTTTGCCGAACAAATGTGATGTTATCGGTGTGGGTTCGTATGACCACAGACCAATGCCGATGATGATAGGTAATCACGTAATCGGCGCAGGAGCATACATGGGGACTAGATTCTTTAACATGGGCTTCATGTCACCGGCAGCAGGCGGGGCTATATTTACAGTACCTACCACGACTTCCGGGTTAGCTTTTTACGGCTGCCACTTTGACGGACGGTCAACCGTAGCTGCAACATACGCAATCGTAGCGACAGCGGTTGAACAGTTTTCCGTTGTCGGCTGTGACTTTTTCGGCAAATTCTCCGTAGCGACAATTTCACTTGGTACAGGCTCAACAAGAAAATTGCTGATTAAAGATAACATCATCGAAAGCGGCGCAATCGGGATTAAAGTTCATGCTAGCCTGACGTGTGCTGATTCAGTGGGTATGATACTGAACAATGTATTTAGTGTTGTTACTCTGGTTATTGAAGATGCCAGCGACAAACTTGTTATAGGCGGCAACAGGGGAGCAACAGAAGCTAATGGAACAGTAGCGTTAACGCTCGACTACAATGACAACCTGGGATATGACAATATATTTGCTCATTCGGCGGGCGTAAGTCAGTATCCCGTGCTTGTAACAATACCAACATAACACAGGGGGAGCAATCCCCCCTTTTAAGGAAGTGATACCATGACAGGCATAAGACATTTTTTATCAACATTATCACATTTTGGTGAGGATGGTTATGGACATCCTGTAAAGGCATTCGGCAACACCGCGGGAAAATATATGGAATGGGACAATACAACCGATACATGGAAAGTAGTCGGCGCAATGACCCAAACAGGCAATCAGGCAGTTACAGGCACACATTCAGCCAGTGGCGGTTATACCGGCAATCTTATAGGTAACGTATCCGGGTATGCCTTGAAATCAGAAGCAAGGATAGCGACAGCAGCACCGGGAGGAACAACCGGCGTTATATCAGCAGGGACTACGCACGTTGTCGTAACTTGTGATGATGCTAATAAAGTAATTACCCTTCCTGCGCCGGTTCCTGGATTGGTTATAACCTTAATAAACGGCGCGACAGGGTATGAGTTAAGAACTTCCGACCCTGCTACCATAAGCATAAACGGCGGGGCAATCGCAGACGCAGAAAGCGCAATAGCCGCGAACATGATAATTGTAATGACCTGTGTGTCAGCTACGGCGTGGATAGGTGCAAGTTACACGGCAGCCGGAGTTGTCGGAGTGGTAGAAGTGGCAGCAGCATAGAGAGGTGAAATATGTTAAACGAAGAACAGGTAAAAGGCAATATAAATTCGACCGAAAGACAATTATTATACGACATAAGGGAGCTTCTCAAAGAGGTTCTATTTTATTTGAAACCTAAAGAGGAAATCAAGCAATCCCCACCGAAGGCGCCAAGTGCTAAAAATAAAGCCAAAAAGAAACGTGCGCCAGCCAAGAAAAGAAAAAAGGAGCTGATTTAAATGTATCCTGAACATAAGAGAGTATTATATATTGTTCCATTGTTCGATGTAAACGCATGGAGCGGATTCACCAACCAGCCGGACGGTGACGGAGTTGAGATTGTTTCGAATAATGCGAGTGATACTGGACTTATAACCATATTCGGCACTAACAAGACTACAGGGGCATTAGAATATGAGACTATAACATTAACCGGTACCGATGCAGTTTCAACGGTAGAAACCGATTGGGACGATATCAAAGGAGCATTTCTCGGCAACATCTACGGTCAAAGTATAACGCCTGCAGTAGGCACCATAACCTTAAGAGAAGCCAGCACAGACGGGGCTATTACCACTATTGCAGCAACCAAAATAAGTAAGGGTATGCCGGGGTTCATTATGCCCGGATTGAACGTCCGGATTATTGATGTATCAGGAAATCTATACTTCAAGAATGGTGCAGCTGCGACCACGACAAATAGTTATCCTTTTGCTGCCGCAGAGAAACTTGACGTAAAGCAGGACGATGTTTTCTACCTTATCAGTGACACAAACGCTACAGCAAAAATATTAGTCTACGCAGATTAAGGGGGTATCCCTATGGCAAATATGACATTAGCTGAAAGCCTTGTAATAGCAATGCAACATATTAACGAGTATTCCACCGGAGGCGTAAACATAAGCACAACTGACGGCAATTATCAAGACCTTATCAAACGTATGCCACCTTTGGCGAACACCGCACAGCAGGAACTAGCCAAAATAGTTAAGATACCCGGTAAGTATAGCATAAGCCAGAATCCTATTACCAATATGTTGTCCTTGAAAGGCTTTGACGAGGTTCAGCACTTCCCGGGGACTGACTTATCATACCCTGGAACAGGTGCGAAGTCATTTTCAATAGAAGTTGACGGAGCGTGTTCGATTTACTTTTATGAAACCATTGCGGGAGTACTGACGGCTTTAAACGGGACTTACTCAAAGGATGGCGGGGTATCAACAGTTTTTACAGGTTCTATTGCAGTTACTGGGCTGACTTCATTCTCAAATTATAAGGGCTTACTGACGATATCAAGCGCGGCAAATCTTATAACAATGAAGGTAGTAGCCACTTATCCCATGAAGTCCAAAAGCAGGGGGCTAT